CTTGGCGTCCGCCTTCGGCTTGGCCTTGGCCAGAGCCTCGGTGACGGCCTTCTTGACCGCCGCGTCCATCGCCACCTTGGTCTTGGGGGCGAGGTGCTTGGTGAGAGCGTCGAAGATCTGTTGAGGGGTCGCCTTGTCGGGCACGTCGAGCTCGACGTCTTTACCATCGATCTGGAATTTCATCTTGGTGTCCTTGGTCCTGGTGTGCTGTCGACGTAGGTCGGCGGAGTCGTGGCGCGACCAGCGGCCTTGGTCTACGTAGACCCGGCGCTGGCGCTTGGATGCAATGTTTGCGAGGAGCTTGGGGTCTGCGAAGTCCCAGGCATCGGCGGCGTCTGTGACCACTCGCGCGGTGCCTGCTCGCCCGGCTGGGACGGCGGCGACGTGGTTGATCCGGATGTTCCGCTGGATCGCGTCGTACCGCTCGCCCGAGGCCGTGACCCCTGGGGTGGGGTCGATGTCGAGCATGTAGCCGGCGGACAACTCCATGTCGCGCCCCTCGGCGGCCGCGGCGTCAAACTTTGCGATGAGCTCGGCGTCCCACACGGACAGGCGGCCAGCTACGTGCCGGCCGTCTGTGTGCTTGCGGCCGGCACTTGTCGCGCCGCGCGCGTAGAACCTGGCGTTCTCGCCGTCGAGGTTGATCGGTGGGTGTAGGTCAGCAAGGGGGCGCAGGTTGTAGCTCGCCAGCGACTCCGGCGCGAAAACCTCGCTTGCAGGCCTGTGTTCTACAACGACTCCACCGTTGCCATCTGGGTAGTCCTGCGGCTCGTCCCGTGCGAACAGCGCGTCATACAAGCGGAAGCCCTCGGCCGTGACCTCGACGGCGTCGCGCCGAAGCAGCGTCACCGTGTCGATCCGAAGGACACTCACGCGGCACCTCGCCGAGGCAGACCCAGGGCGACTCGCTCGAGCTCCACGCGGTCGGACGCATCGAGGCCAGAGGCGTCGCCTTCGATCACCAGCCGCAGCTGCGCGCTCACCCTTGCCTCGATTCCCGCCGGTGCTGGTACCAGCATGGCTCCGAGCTCGGGCAGGTCGTGCGGCCGCATTCTGCGCATTTGGGCACCTGGGCTGCCTGTTTCACCGCTGGCCCCTGACGCTGCTCGCGTTGGGTGCTCGTGTGCGGTGGAGCGTGTACAGCCATGAAACACGGCGACGCTAGCATAGGCGCGGATGGCGTGCAACTATGCGTGTCATGGCTGACGCAGATGATGTCTCCCCGTTCGAGGGACTGGACTACGAGACTGGTCCGAGGCGCTGGCGAGACCGACCGCGAGCGCCGTCAACGGGCTCCATTGGCCCACTGGCGCTTGATCTGTGCAAGCTGTTCGAGGTCTCCGGCAAGGCTGGCCTGGCCGCCGCGGTGCTGATCGACCAAGGCCGGGTGACCGAAGCCCTCGAGCTCCTCGCCGCATCGGAGTCCGGATCGTGAGTCGCGGCCGGCTGCGCCTCGATGCTCTGGCGAATGCCCTCCGAGGCCCAGCCCGGCGTGATGGCATGGGGTCCGTGTTCGAGTCCGCGGTCACCGGCGAGACCCAGGGCCAGCAGCGGACCCGCTACAGCCCATCGACCACGCTCGGCCCCACAGAGGTCGACGCGATGCTGCTGCACGACTGGCGCGCACGGCGGGAGATCGTGCAGCTCATGGGGGACAGCGTCCGTAAGGGCGTCGAGCTCGAGCTGCCAGCGTGGGTCGACGAGGCCGCCGTGATGTCCGAGCTCGAGGGCAAGGTGGTCGACGGGCGGCGAGAGTCGGGCCTGCTCGGGCAGCTCGGGGAGCTCCTGGGCACGGGCAACGCCTACGCCGGGGCCGTGCTGATCGCGGTCACCGACGACGAGGTCCCGGCTTGGGAGCCTCTCGACCCGAACAACCTGCGCGCCGTCACCGCGTGGGAAGTGGTGGATCGGTGGTCGATCTGGCCGCACCGCAAGGGCGGGGCTGGCACCCCGGTGGATTTCTGGCTGCTCACGGGCCTCGGCATGGCCGTTGAGCGCTCGTCCCAGATCGTCCACCCATCGCGCGTCCTCGTGCATGCCGGAATGTGGATGCCTCGCCGGTGGCGCGAGCTGCGTGATGGGTGGGGCGCCTCGGTGCTCGAGTTGCTGCGAGACCAGCGGGACACGCTCGCTACCGGACACGCCCAGCTCGGGCGGCTGCTCATGCGCAGCTCCCAAGATGTGGTGGTGCTCGCTGAGTTGACCGAACTGCTCGAGGAGAAGGGCGAGGCCGCGGTCGCGCAGCGCCTCGCCGTGATGAACACGGGCATGACCTCGACGGGGCTGCTCGTGCTCGACGGCGGCATGGACAAGACAGCACTGGGGCAGGAGCAGGCTCGACGCGCGGACGCGTTCGCCACCATGGGCCGGCCGCTCGGTGGCGCCAAGGACATCGCCGAGTTGCAACACGACGACTGGCGGCGCGGGTCCGCCATGCCTGCGGTGGTCGCTGACGGCGAGGTAGCCTCCGGTGGCCTGAACTCCGGCGAGGCCGCGGGGGCGTGGCGCGCTTGGGGTGGTACCGTCTCCGCTGTACAGCAGAGCACGGTCACGCCGTGGCTCAACTGGGGCCTCGGGTTGATCTTCGCGTCGAAGGACGGCCCCACAGGCGGCCGAGTCCCCGAAGAGTGGACAGCCAAATGGGTGCCGATCGCAGACGACGACGCCGAGGTCGTGGCCAAGACGGACAAACTCCGCGCCGAGGTCGACGAGATTCAAGAGCGCATGGGCGTCCTGCGTGCCGCGCCGATCCGCAAGTGGCGCGCGGTCGATGGCAAGGGCGGCCAGGTGCGCGTCGAGGAGAGCGACCTGCTGCCAGAGCCGACCGAAGGGGACATCGCAGCCGCGCTCGCTGGCGAGGGGGGGGCTACAGGCCGCGGCCGGTGAGGACGTCCAGCGCCAAGCGCTCAACGGCGCCCAGATGAACGCGCTCATGGAGCTGTCGCTGGCGGTCTCCAACGGGGAGCTACCGCCCGAGGTCGCCGCGTGGCTCGTGGAGCTGTCCGTGCCCGGCCTCGATACCGCCGGCACCCAGGCGGCCCTCGCAGCTGCGCAACGGTTCGGCGCGAGCAAGCCCAAGCCGGTCGAGGCAGCGCCTACCCAGGACGGCCTAGCGGTCGCGCGGAGGTTCGTCGATGCGTTCGGGCTCGACGTCTCCAGCAGGCGGGATGCTTGGGGCGTGGCGCTCGGCTAGCCGAGCTAGCGTCGGCGTGGCGTCCTCGTCATCGAGCGCCTGTTCGAGCACGAGCAGGGGTGTTGGGCGGTCACAGCAGAACCCATCCATCCGCGAGCCACACGTGCTCGGGTGACGGTCGGCCGGGGCGTTCTTTGGCGGGTTGGCACTGCGGGCACTCAGCAGCCTCGCCGACGCCGACGACCGTCCCGCCAATGTAGTGGGGCTTTACCTCGCCGGTCCAGTCGGGTGCGGGCACGAGGTCGTGGCCATCGTGCATGAGGACGCCGCTGCCCTTGCAGGCGTCGCACCCTATGCCTACAGCGCGCTCGAGCACCATGGCGATCCTGCGAGTCTCCCCCGGCATGGTCTCGCAGACGGCCTCGATGTAGTCCTCCAGCAGCTCGGGCGTGGCCTCGGGCGGCTTGGCGATGAACGGGCGCTCATGCGGCCACCGCTTGAACTCTTCGACCTCGACGGTGACCGCGAACCCCGGCGCCGTTCGAGGGTCGTCGTGCTCGCTCGTGTCCACGCGGATAGTCTCGGGTTTGATGGTCGCCATGGCGGCTAGCCCTCCCCCTTGGCGGTCATCCCCATGCAATACCGAAAACGCGCCGACGACAGCTGCCGCTCAAGGTCTTGACGCTTCAGCCACCGCCAGCCTGGAGTCTCTGCGAGCTGGACCTCAAGGTCGCGTACTTCCTGGTCAGCGAACTCATGTGTCGTGTTTCCCATGCTGTACCCTACCACGGATGGCACGCCTCACCGCATGGGTTCCACCGCTCGCCCTCGCAACTCCGCTCGTGGACCTCATCGTCCGAGCCGAGACCAAGGCCCTCGATGTCATCATCCCCGAGCTGCGCCGTGACGACCTCGATGACGCCGAGCAGTCCCTCGATGAAGTCGCCCGGACGCTGCTCCGGTGGATGGGCAACGATGCAATTCATAGCGTCGTGACGGACATGGGCGAGACCACGCGCTCACGATCGGACGCTCACTGGCGAGGCGAGGTCAGCGGGGCGCTCGGTGAGACCGTCGCACTTGAGACCGGGCTCACCCGGGAGACCGCCCAGCTCTGGATCGCCGAGAACACCGCGAGGATCGAGGGCCTGCGCGACGAGACGATCCGCCGCATGCGGGACGACCTCGAGACCGCGGTGTTGTCCCAGACCAACCCGGACACCCTCGCGGCCAAGTGGGTGCGCGACGGGCTGCCCACCCGAAACGGCAACCTGCGCGGGAGGGCGAACGTGATCGCCCGCGACCAGCTCGGCAAGCTCGCGGGCCAGGTCGCAGAGCAGCAGCAGCGCGCGCTCGGTCTCACTGAGTATATGTGGGACGACCGGCCAGCGGTGCCGCGTAATCAGCGAGCGGTCCACCGTGGTCGGCGAGGGGCTCGGTACCGGTGGGACGGTGCCCCGCCTGGAGGCCACCCGGGGCACGCGATCATGTGCGGGTGTCGGGCGGTGGCGTCGGTGCCGCTGGCTCAACTTCGCTCGGTGTTCGAATAGCGCGAGCGATTCGGGCCTCGAGCTCGGCGCTCAGGTGGTAGCGAACAACCGGGCCGGGGTGGATCGTCTGCGGTGATGGGCGGTCTGCCCGCCAGGCGTCTGACCCTCGCAGGCCGAGATCGTCGAGGATGCTCACGACTTCACCCCGCGCCCGTTCTCCAACTCGATGATGCTGACCTGCGCGCGCTCGGCGGCATGGCCGGACAGCCGCCAGTCTGGCCCGGGAGCAAGCGAGCACCTGCGATCGTGCTCGGCCGGCGTCATGAGTTCGAGCGTGGTCGGCGAAATCTCGGTGCCCGCCCCGTCCCAGTGACCGACGATGAGCACGAGGTCGAGGCCCTCGCGTCCGAGCTGCGCGTTGATGTCTGCGAGCTTGACAGGGCGGCCGATCGGGACCTCGATGTTGGCCCTCAGGTGGTCGATCTCGACTTCACGAGCCATCGGTGACCTCGGCGACGAGCAGCCCGCACTCGACCATCTCGCGGCGTGTACACTCAATGGCGCCGAGCGCCCGGAGGCCAAGCGTGTTGGCGTAATCAATCATCTTGCAGATGCCCATCGGGGGCATCTTCGGCGGCTGTAGGACGCCTATCGACCACCCAGGTAATTCGCGTATCGCCAACGGCGTGGGTGCACTCGCGCCGTTCTCCTGGCGGGCACGAGACCGACCTGCGCGGGACATCCGAGAGGACGGCGTGTGCGTCGCTCATCGCGTCGATGATGTCGTCCTTGGCCTTGTCCTCGGGGTCGGGAAACGCGTAGACCTGCGAGGCGAACAGCGCCCCCATAGTCTCGGGAGCTGAGCCAGCGTCGGAGTGCGGCCGAGACATCCAAGCACCCTCGAGCACGAACCCGCGCGGCTGGTGCTCGAAGGTGTTCTCATCGACCTCGACCAACTCGAGCACCGCGGCTTTGCTCCGCTGCCCCAGCTCGAGCTCGCGGCTCATCTTCTGGGCGCGGACCTTCTTGTTTTTCAGCGGCGCGCGCACGACGACCTGCACACCCGGGAGAGCAGCACGCAGGCTCGAGCTCGTGTGCAGCACGTCCGACTTCCCCGCGGCGGCTGGGTCCTTGGGGATGCACTGGATGACGCTAGGCCCATCTGTCGCGGCCGTCTCACCCATGAGCCTGTCCACCCCCGGCGGCTCCTCGCGGCAGGCAACGACGTCGAGCACGTACCAATTCCCGTAGATGTCCCACCCCATGAGAACCCCCACCGTGTAGTCGGGGTCGGGGTTCGTCGCCGTGGGTCGGGTCGCGGCCTTGTCCCACGCTCGGCACTTGCGCACGATCTGCCCGAGCGGCTCGGTGACGCGGCCCCACCATGACCAGCGCAGCATCCCGCCCTTCTCCTCCCGCGCGAGCCAGTTCCCCCGGCGGTGCTGAGCCTCGACCACGGCGCCACGCCACGCGAGCTTGCCGACGTAGCGCGGATCCTCAGCGAGCAGGATCACGTTGTCCTCCACCAAGGCCGGCACGAACCCGAAGCTGAACACCTCGTCTGGCCCTCGGCCTGTGAGGCGTGAGGCTTCCTCGCGCGTGTCCGCCCATACCCGCTTCCCGCCCTGGCTCATGGCAAAGTACCGAAGCTGCCCGCTCAGGCTGCGGTCGGCGGTGCCATCCTCGCGCAGCCAAGGCCCAACCCACGCCCGGAGCTCGTGGTCCGGGTCGGGGTTGCAGGTCCAGCGCATGTACACGGGAGCGCCGCACGTGGAGCGGTTGCATGTCGCCATCCACATGAGGTCATCCATGCTGAAGTGGGTCGCCTCGTCGAACCCGATCAGCGCGTACTCCTGGCCCTGGAAACTCTCGATGTTCCGGCTCCCGAGATGAGCGAACTCAAGGCGAGCACCGCCGTCGCCGCCCCAGGTGACATCGAGGTAGGGTTGCTCTCGGAACACCGCGCCGGTGTTGGCAAAGCACCTCTTCGCCTTGGACCACAGGCCGCCAGCCTTGGTGATGTCCTTCAAGACCCGCCGGAGGATCAACCCGGTCCACCCAGGCACGTCGATGTAGCGAAGGACGTCGAGCAGCATCGCCCACGACTTCCCCCCGCCGCGCGCGCCACCGTAGAGCAGGATGTCCGCCTCGACCTCGAGGTATTGGGTCTGCGGGCCGAGCTGCGGGGCCGGGAGGTTCTCAAGGTGCTCGCGACCGCACCCGCAAGCGAGCGTGTAAACCGAGTCGCGCTCGTGTCCGGCGATGGTGTGGAGCCGCTCACCGCACACGGCGCAGTCCGAATAGAGCTGTAATCCTAGGTCGAGCACGGCTAACGTAGTTCCACTCGGGACAGATCCGCCCTAGCTACCGTTTCGCGGGTCGCGCTCGATGACTTCCGCGTCCACCACGCGCTGCTCGTCTTGCTTCACAATCACCAGTTGGGTGCGCATTGGCGCACCCTTCTCGCCGGCTTGCTCAAGTTGGGCGGCCTCGCGTTTGGCCTTGGCCTG